CAAAGAGAAAACAAATTGACATCAAGTGACGCAGGAACAGTTCTAGGCTTGAATCCTTATCAAAAACCAAAAGAAGTACTTTTTAAGAAATGTGGTCATGATCCAAAGCCATTTGTTGGTAATATTGCTACTCGTCACGGTCAAAAGTATGAAGACGAAGCTATTGAGAAGTATTGTAAACTAACTGGTCAAAAGAGTTACGAATTTGGTCTTATTGCGCATGAAGATGTCCACGGATGTGATGAATATCCTTGGCTTGCTGGTTCGCCAGACGGTATTTCTATTAGTCTAACAGATCCTAATGCAAAGCCCATTCTATTGGAAGTTAAGTGTCCTTATAAGAGAAAGATTGTTCCGGGAAAGATTCCGGAGTATTATTATCCTCAAGTTCAGTTGAATATGTTCATTTGCGGACTTGAAGTTTCTGATTTTATTGAATATCTTCCTCCGAAAACTATGAGTATTGTAAGAACTTACATTAATCATAAGTGGCTTAAGAAGAATTTGCCTATTCTAGACAGGTTTTGGAAGGATGTAGTTCATTACCGCGAAGCGGGAATTGAGACTCATCCTGAATTTAAACACCCTAAGAGAGTTCTAGATATTACAACCGAAGACAATTCAGACGTTTCACCTGTTGTTCTTACTGAATGCCTAATAGTTGATTAAATTCATTCATTTTATTTAATTTAATTTCGTTTAATAGTTTAAAAGAATAAAATATACAAAATGTAAATGGGAATTAGAGGATTAAATGCCCTTATAAAAAAGCATTCTCCCGATAGTATAACACAAAATGACATTAGAAAATACTATGGTAAAATTGTAGCCATAGATTGTAGTATACTACTCTACAAATTTAAATATGCATCAAATATCGAGAATTCACATTTAGTTGGTATAGCAAATAGGGCAAAATTTTATGTAATGAATGGAATTCTACCTGTTTTTATATTTGATGGAGTTCCTCCTGAGGCCAAAAACATTACACTAGAAAAGAGACAGGCTGCTAAACATAAAATATATATTCGTTTAGACGAACTCAAGGAAAAAGTCCCACAGAGTGAGGAAGAAGAAATTGAAATAAACAACGAAATTGAAAAATTACAATCACAGATTATAATTGTAAAAAAGTATCACATTGACCAATGTAAAGAATTTCTAGAAAAATCTGGTATTCCTTATTGTACAGCACCAAATGATGCTGAAAAATATTGTGCTTTTCTTCAAAAAAACAAACTAGTAGATTATACTGTTACCGACGATTCTGACGCTCTTACATTTGGTTGTTCTAATGTTCTAAAAACAAGTATCAGTAAGCAAATAACCGAAATAAATTTAGAAAAACTACTAACAGACATTGACATGTCTATAGATAATTTTGTGGATTACTGCATTCTATCTGGTTGTGATTATACGGAGTCTATTCCACTTATAGGACCAGTAACTGCATACAATTTAATAAAGAAACATAAATGTATAGAAAATATCGTATCAAGTGGTATAAAATTAACTGAAAATTTTAATTACATAATTTGTAGAGATATATTCACTACATTCGATTATGAATTACCAGAACCATTCTCTATGAAAAAAACAGATAAAGACATTCTAATGCAATTTATGAATACACATAATTTCAGAGATAATGTAATTTCCAAATTTATAAAAATTTTAATTTAATTTATTTTATTTTTGAATTAATTTTAATTTAATTTCTTTTGTATATATTAAAATAAATATGTCTGACGATCTCCTCGATCTATATTTTGGCGCCAAGCGCCGCCGCCGCTCGCGTCGCTCGCCTAAGCGCAAGCGTTCGCGCTCGCCCCTCCGCCGTCGTCGTACCCGCAAGATTTCCAAGGGTAAGACTTCCATTGTAGTTGCCGGTCGCAAGCGTAAGCTTTACAAGGGTAAGACCGGTGCTCTCTACTACCGCTCCAAGGGCCGCAAGGTCTACATTAAGAAGCGCCGTACCCGCAGAAGCAGAAAGACTCTCCGCCGCAGACGCACCAAGAGACGTCTAAAGATGACCAAGGCTGCCATCGCCGCGCGCCGTGCCTACCGCCGCCGCAATCGCAAGTCCGCCCGCCGTGGTCGCAAGAAGAAGCTAAAGATGACCAAGGCTGCCATCAAGGCTCGTGCGGCCTACCGTCGCCGCATGCGCTCGCGTTTCGGTCTCTGGTAAATGTGTAATTTAGCTTGTAGTATGTAGTGTAGTATTTAGTGTAATGTAATTAAATCATATTAATTCTTATTTGTGAATTTAAATGATTTAGTTAAAATTGAAATGTTTCAGTTTTTTAGATTAATGATGTCTTCAAGTGTTATATTTTCTTTTTTAATATGAAGTATTTTTTCTATTGTCCTTATTGTTGTTGGTATTGTTTTATCATTGTCTACCTTTACTATGTTCATTTTATCATTGTCTACATTAACCTCAATTATACACCCACTTTTGTAATTTTCAAGGCTTCTGATTAATTTAATGTATTCCATACCCTCCGGCGTATTATTTCTAATTTTAGCAAATTGCTTCAATTTTTTAAAGTTGGTTGTGTATACATTTACATCTTCATTGTCATCTTCAAATAACAAATTAAATGTGATTTTATTTGTAGGTTTCCATTTAAAACATGAGTAATTTATACCTGTTGTAATAGGTAGATTATTTGGTATCATAAAAAGTTCTTCATTTTCAAACTTGTCATTTAAAATGTCTGAAATAGAATCGAAATATTTTAACGTATTTAATTCAGGTTCTGATTCTATTGTATTATTTACAAAATACTCAGCTTCAGACATTCTATCCATATAAGAATAGGTATTTACTTTATTACCCCCTGTCATAAATACATCACAGATTATAATTTTTTCTTCGGTAAATGAAATATCAAATATACTACCATAAAAATATTCATGGTAGCAGTTTATGTGCACATTATACATAGTAAAGTCTTTGAGGATCACGATAGATACATTTTCTGCATTAGAATTTATAAATGTAAATAGTATTCCTCTTCTAGTGTCGGTAGTATTTTTCTTTGCATATATGTAATTATAGTCTCTGAGTTTTGTAAAATGAATCTTTTCCAAATTTACAGAGGTTTGAGCTGGGAAATAATAATCGGTTCTTCCGGTCCAGTTATTATTAAGTAAAAATATAATCTGTTTTTTATAATCTTCATCTATAATTTCAAATAACATCTATATTAATTACATATTGTATAATAACATACTGTCTTTAAATTTATTTAAAGGTAAATTAGATTACATCTAAATGACTTTTTCTACTAGAGAAGAAACACTTATAAACTTTCTGTTATCTTTCTATAAAAATAAAATGCCTCGTCTTCGTGATATAGTCTATCAAAATACCCCATTAAGTCTAAGATTATTGGACTGGTTGGTAACAAATTATTCAAAGAAATACAATATTATATATCCTTTATATAAATCAAACGGTGATACTGTTTATTTTAATATATATCTAGACTACAAAAACCAACTAAAGGCTTATTCTAAAAAATACTTTGACCCGTTTTGTAGACAAAGAAGAATAATTATAGATATGAATACATTAAAATGGAAAGAATATACATCCGGGTATGAAACATTGGATAAAGAAATAATAACAACAGTTGGTCAATTAAATTTTTTTAGGTGGGTTTTAGAGAATAAAATTTATGATTATGCTATAAGTAATATTTCACTAATAGATTCTGATATGAATACAACTCTTCTAAATAAAAGAAAAGACAAGCGTACAGTTTTATCCCCAAGTGCTGTAAAAGGTATATATACGAATAATTTAAATGTAACAATTAAATTTAAAGGATAGAAATTCATTTAAAGTTTTATAATATAATTATGTATATCTTAATGGATAATCCACTAACAACGTGGTTTTATTCTACTGGTAAAATTGTAACAGATTCTAATAAACAAAATGTAACACATTTTTTACTTGATGGAGGTAAATTAGATATATCTAAGGATTATGAATTGTTTCAAGAAATGTATTCAAAGTACATTAATTGTAAAAATTGTATAGTAGAAAGGAAAACAGATGTATTTAAATTTTTTATTGATTTTGACTTTAATTCAACTGAGGTCATAGATATATCCAATTACATCAAGGTCATACAAGATGTTATTCAACATATTTATCAAAAGACTTACATATGTATAATTACCACT